CAAAAGAACTTATCCGTACCGAACATCAGAGGGGAATTTACTTCTCTCCTCTATACAACAACACCAATGAATATCTCAGGAAAGAAATTGGTGATGAACAACTGGTTAAATCATTTGATACCAGTGAAGAATCCTTGGCACACATTTGGAAAACCAAATATGCCAAAGGTCGTATATCAATGTTGAAGAAAAAGAACAATGTATCTTATGAATCATTGTTCTATGATGACTTGATATACCTGTCTTGGGAAGAAACCAAGACAAAATATCTACCACAAGTTGGCAGATAAAAACATATACCGCAAAATATGTTGACACACACACTAAGTAATAGTATAATGTGAATACTTGCAGAACGCAAGAACTTTGTTTAACTTTGTCATTAGGAGATTTATTATGACCAAACTATCCGCAAAAACCCGCATCCTTAACTTCTTGAGCAAGAAAGACGGATACAACACTCTATCAACCGCACAGGCTCGTGCTCGTTTCGGCATCCAAAATGTTGCCGCTCGTATTGATGAACTTCGCCAAGAAGGTCATGTAATCTACACCAACACCAAGACCCGTGGTGATGGTAGCAAAGTTGCCGTGTATCGTATGGGCACACCAACCAAGTCTATGGTTCGTGCTGCTATCAAAGCTGGTTACAGCTTCAGCGCCTAATTAGGTGAATTGTGGGGAGACCACTTCTAGTGGTACTCCCCTTTTTTTTATTTTTGGAGAGTAAATGGAAATTTCAATTAAAAAAGAGGAACTTCAAAAGAAAAGTATTTTTGTAGCCACACCAATGTATGGTGGTATGAATCACGGATTGTATGCGAAAGCCTGTCTTGATTTGCAAGCCATCTGTATGCAGTACGGTGTTCAAGTGAAATTCTCATTTCTTTTCAATGAATCCTTAATCACTAGAGCAAGAAACTATCTTGTTGATGAATTTTTGAATCGTTCAGATTGCACACATATGTTGTTTATTGACGCAGACATTCATTTCGATCCTAAAGATGTGATTGCACTTTTGGCTTTAGATAAAGATGTTATTGGTGGTACAGGTGACTATGTATTTAATCCTGTACGTGGCACTGATAAGTTTTCTGTTTCTGAACCACTTGAGGTTTTGGAAATTGGAACTGGTTTTATGATGGTCAAGCGTGAAGTATTTCCTAAATTTTCGGAAGCATTTCCACAATTGCGTTACAAACCTGACCATGTTGGCCAAGCACACTTTGATGGTTCACGATACATTCATGCTTTCTTTGACACAATCATTGACACTAAAGATTCTGCAACAGGTGGTGGTTCAGACCGTTATCTATCAGAAGATTATATGTTCTGTCAGTTGTGGCGTAAGATGGGTGGTTCTATTTGGTTGTGTCCTTGGATGCGTTTAGACCATATCGGCACCTACCATTTCAAAGGAGACATGCCTGCTGTAGCAAACTTTGTTGGAGAAATGTGATGATTGTCGGCCTTGTAGGTTTCATTGGTTGCGGTAAAGGTACCGCTGGTGATATTTTAAAAGATTTTGGTTTTCAACAAATTAGTTTTGCTGGTGGTGTCAAAGACATTGCGGCAGTTATGTTTGATTGGCCAAGAGATTACCTAGAAGGTGACACACCCACATCCAGAGATTGGCGTGAACAACCAGATAAATTCTGGTCTAAAAAATTTGGTAAGGATTTTACACCACGATTAGCCCTACAGTTACTTGGTACTGAGGTTGGTCGTGGTATTTTCCATGAGAATTTTTGGGTTGATAGGTTGGAAAGACTTATTGACAAAGAGAAAAATTATGTCATCACCGATGTACGATTTCAAAATGAAATTGATTTTGTGCATAAGAACGGTGGTGTTATGATTGAAGTAAAGCGTGGTATTACACCACACTGGTATGACATTGCCGCACAGGCAAATAGAGGTTCACATAAAGCCGAAAGTTTTATGTATGAAAATGGTCCACATGAATCTGAATGGAGATGGATAGGTGGGCATATTGACCACACCATTGAAAATGATGGTACTGTGGAAGACTTGAAAAATATTTTAATGAAGTGCTTGACTCGTTCTTACGGATCGAATACAATAAGTGAATTGACTGAAGGAGTATCGTAATGAAATTATCCAATGAGACCTTGACGGTTCTTAAAAACTTTGCCAACATTAATCCTGGCATTGAATTTAAGACTGGTAAGAAACTGACAACCATTTCTGCAACCAAGACTGTCTTGGCAAAAGCTGGAATTAAAGATGACTTTCCACAAGATTTTTGTATCTATGATTTGAACCAATTTTTGTCGGTTCAATCCTTGTACAAAGACGGTGAAATTGATTTTGATAACGAACATGTTATCTTTAAAGTTGGCCGTAAGAAGCTCAACTATCGCAAGACTGCAAAGAGTATGATTGTAACACCACCAGATAAAGAGTTAAATCTTCCTACTGTGGATGTATCTTTCACACTGAAAGAAGATGAATTGGCTTCTGTACTTAAAACAGCAAGCATTCTACAATCACCAAATATTGCCATCACATCTGATGGTGCAAAGATTTACATCACAACTTGTGATTCAAAAGATAACTCCGCACATACAGACTCTACAGAAATTGCAGATGGTAATGGCAAAAAGTTTAAGGCATTATTCTTAACTGAAAACTTTAAGATGATTGCCGGTACCTATGAGGTACAAATTTCTTCAAAAGGACTATCCTATTTTAGAAATACAAAAGAAGATATGCAATATTGGATTGCTATCGAAGCTAAAGAATCAGACCTAACATTTGGAGAATAATATGATTTGGATTACAGAATCAGCAAGCGGCAACAAGATTGCCATTAACCCCACATACATTGTGGCTGTTTTCACTATTACTGATGGTGAACAACAAGGTAAAACAGCAATCAACTTGACAAATGGTAATGTTGTTGTTAATGAATCTGATTATGATGTTGTTGGAATGATGGTTGCAAAATGACTAAAGTAAATACATTATTCGGTTCTTTTGATGATGAAGCTTTGAAGAAACTCAAAGGTTATGTGGATGAAGCCGTTCACCATATGCACAAGAATGATTCCAACAATGCTGCAATCAAAGACATTATTGACCTTGCACATGATGAGTTGAAGATTCCTAAAAAGATTCTTAAACGCATGGCAAAAACACAACACAAGAATTCATTTCAAACTGAGGTTGCAGAATCTAAAGAGTTTGAAGCACTGTACGAAAGTATGGTTGAGGTTAAGTAATGCAACAGTTGGAGATTCAATTTTTTTATCCATTGACGGAACAAACGACATTGGATTTGGATTTTACTCCATGCAAACAATGGATTGCTGAGTGGCGAAAGAATCAATCGGCTAATAGTACTGTTGGCTGGACGCCACTTCTTATTTCTAATGGTGGTGTCGGAATTGGTGGAATCACATCATCACCAGTAATGAATTCTTTTGTTTTAAGACCTGATGCGAAAAAACAGGTTGGTAAGTGGGAAATCACAGACTCTATGTTTGTGTATAGACCCACAAAACCAAATGCAGTCGTAAGATTTTTTGCCAAGCTTTTGCTTGGATTTAAATGGCATGACGAAATTTAATTATATTATGGAGAATTTGAATGTCACAACACATTTTGTGGGTGGAGAAGTATCGTCCTAAAACCATTGAAGATTGTATTCTTCCTGATGGTATCAAGGCAACATTTCAGGAGTATGTAAACCGCAAAGAGATTCCCAATCTCTTGTTGGCGGGTTCTGCTGGTGTCGGTAAAACCACAATTGCAAAGGCTCTCTGTGAAGAAGTCGGTTGCGATTATATTATGATTAACGGTTCAGACGAATCGGGTATTGATGTTCTACGGAACAAAATCAAAAACTATGCATCATCTATGTCCCTATCAGGCGGCCGCAAGGTTGTCATCATTGACGAAGCGGACTATCTAAATCCAAATTCAACTCAACCTGCCATGCGTGGTGCGATTGAGGAGTTTGCATCCAACTGTTCTTTCATCTTTACTTGTAACTTCAAGAACAGGATCATTGACCCAATTCATTCTCGTTGTACCGTTGTTGACTTCAAAATCAATGGCAGTAAACAAAAGATGGCTGCAGCATTCTTCAAGCGTGCTGAGTGGATTCTGGAACAAGAAGGGATAACCTACGACAAATCTGTGGTTGCTGCCGTTATCACCAAACACTTTCCAGATAATCGCCGTGTTCTAAATGAATTGCAGCGTTATTCGGTTAGTGGTACGATTGACAAGGGCATACTTGCATCGGTTTCTGATGTGCAAATGAATGAGTTGGTATCTTCTATTAAGAACAAGGACTTTGCTTCTTGTCGAAAATGGACAACAAACAACCTTGACAATGACATTACCAGAATCTTTAGAAACATCTATGATTCGTTGTATGACAAATTGAAACCAAACTCTGTACCACAGATGGTTCGACCTAGATTTCAAGGATTATGCACCCTTTCTAATCAACAGGTCTTTATCTAATCACCTGGACTGTGTGTTATTTGTTAACGAAATCAACATGTGGTCAGGTATTGACAAAGACATGCAATACCAGTATCTTCTAAATAGCATCAGGCCCATGAAACGGAAGTTTGTTCCGTGGCAAAAAGCCGATTCTGATAAGGATATTGAGTGTGTGAAAATCTATTTTGGATATTCAAACGCCAAGGCTAAAGAAGCCCTCCGTATCCTTACTGATGAACAAATCGCTGATATAAAAACAAAAATAGATACAGGCGGAGTGAAGAATAATGATAGACGTTAAAGACCTAGTTGAAGTGACCTTGGATGAAAAAGATGATTTTTTAAAAGTTCGTGAAACATTGACACGGATTGGTGTTGCGTCTAAGAAGGACAAGACACTATATCAATCTTGCCACATACTCCACAAACGTGGTCAGTACTATGTGGTACATTTCAAAGAATTGTTTGCCCTTGACGGTAAACCAACCGACATTACCGAGAATGACCTGTCCCGTAGGAATGCAATCGTAAACCTATTGGAAGATTGGGGTCTGGTAAAGATTGTCAACAAAAAGCAAACTGAGGTGCCCGCACCTATTTTTCTTTCACAGGTAAAGATTCTGTCTCACAAAGAGAAGAATGAGTGGCAGTTAACACCGAAATACAATATTGGTAAAAAACCACAACCTGCTTGACAAACAGTATAAATAATAGTATAATAATGGTGCCGTGCTCTTTGAGGCGGCAATTTTTTAATCTTGCTTTTTAAGGAGAAAACTATGACAGGATTACTGTTTCCAAAATTTGACCAACTGTACCCAAACATGATTGGTCTAGACCAGATTACCGATATGTTGCAAGCCGCAACCAAAGATATTGCGAAATCTGTACCATCTTATCCCCCATACAATATCAAACAAGTCAAAGACAACAAGTATGTCATTGAAATGGCTGTTGCTGGATTTGCAAAGTCTGATATTGAAATTACTATGGACGGCAATAAGTTGGCCATCAAAGGTTCCTCTAAAGAGGACGAAAGCCAAGACTATATCTACAAAGGTATTGCCAATCGTGCATTTGAACGCACCTTCACACTAAAAGATACCATCGAAATTAAGAATGCTGAATTGGTTAATGGTATGCTTAAAGTGTGGTTGGAGAATATGGTCAAGGCACAAGATGCCATCAAAAAAATCTCTATTCAATCTAAGGATGAATGATGTTTAAAAGACTTCTTTCAAGCATCTTAGAAGCCATAGAGGCTATCAAAAAACACAGAACGGACCGTACCTTAAAAGGTAGATAACAGTAAGGGGTCTTGACTGACCCCTTTTTTTGTTGTATAATGGTGTCATTATGAAAACTGTTAAAACTTCCATTCGCAAATTACGCAATCGCTTGAACCCAAGTGAAATCTATTTTACTCAATCTGATTGGGATCCCAAAGAGATTGATGGTGTATTGTTTCTGCCTGTGGCGGAACAGATACCAATTCCTAGAGGCCGCATGTTAAAGTGGATGCGTAAAGATTCTTTGGAATATGTCAAATAACGCCCGTATAGCTTAATGGTAAAGCAGGGGACTCATAATCCCTTGAGTGGTGGTTCGATCCCATCTGCGGGCACCAATTGAAAGTGATGTATGAAACAAAAATTTATTGATGCGTATATGAAAGTGGCTGAGACATTCGCAGGATTGTCCTCGGCTCGTAGACTTCATGTTGGTGCCATTGTAGTCAAAGATGATAGAATTATATCTATTGGTTACAATGGTATGCCATCAGGTTGGGATAACAACTGTGAAGATAAAGAATATATGGACCAAACGGCGGGTGGTTGGTTGTCCCCTCAAGAAATTGAAGAACAGTGGCCATGGAGTGAACAACAGTTACCAAAAACTGAAGACCTTCCATGGCTTCGTTATAAACTAACAACCAAACCAGAGGTATTACATGCGGAAACTAATGCGATTGCAAAACTTGCTAAGTCTACACAATCTGGTTTGGGTGCTACTATGTTTATTACCCATGCTCCATGTTTGGAGTGTGCCAAACTTATATACCAAAGTGGCATTAACAGTGTTCTATATAGGAACTCTTATCGTAGCGATGATGGTATCAATTTTTTACAAAAAGCGTCCGTTAAGGTAGAAAAAATATGAGTAAAATTTATACATCACAGGTCATTGAGATTTGTGAAAATGGTGATGCAATAATTGAATTGCCAGATGAACTTATGGAAGAAATGGGTTGGAAAACAAATGACCTATTGAACATTGACTATGTTGATGGGCAAGTTATTGTAAGTAAGATTACTGAAACTCGTTGGCAAAGATACTGGAGAATCTTCAAAGATTTTCTAAAGAAAACTAAATATAAAGCAGGTTGGTGAAACAGTATCACAGAGGACTCATAATCCTCAGTTCCGGTGCAACTCCGCGGCCTGCAACCAATAGGATATATTATGACTGATATGAATAAAGACGTTAATATTTTTATTGACGCATGTGACCAAGTTCCCAGTATAGAGAACATTAGTCTTTACCGTAACCTCATTAATGAGGAATTCTGGGAATTTCAAGACGCACTTAAAGCCAAAGATGATGTAGAACAACTAGATGCATGTATGGACATGATTTGGGTTATTCTAGGTTACTGTCGCATGAAAGGCTTTGAAGTACCTGGTGCTTGGGCCGAAGTTGCTCGTAGCAATCTATGCAAGATTGATTCTGTGACTGGTAAAGTTATTAAGAATGAATCAGGTAAAGTTATGAAACCTGAAGGACGGAGTGCTCCAGTACTTGCACCTTTCATTAAACTGTGATATAATATCGTTATGGATGAAGATACTAGAGAAATTCTTTTAATTCTGCAAGAAGAATGTGCAGAAGTCACTCAAGCAATAAGCAAATGTTTTCGCTTTGGTCCTGACCAATTAAAACCTGGTAAAGACCGAACAAACATTCAAATGTTGCAGGAAGAATTGGGTGACCTTCTAGCTATGATTGATTTGCTTGTAAAGAAAGATGTTGGCGTTGATTGGAAAGAATTGATGTTAGCAAAGCAAAACAAATTTCTAAAACTTAAACAATGGAGTAATATTGAAATTGAGTAATATCAATACATCAAAACTCGCCTATCAAATGGCAGTTGAAAACAAACTTCAGGCATACAAGTATGACCTGTTTCTGCGTGAGTTTGACAATATGGTTGAACTCGTTGGTCTAGTTAATGACCCAACCCTAGACATGGCCGACTTCCGCGGTCGTGAAATGTTGTTCCCCAAGAAGTGGGTAACATTGAAAACCTTTTTTGCAGAAGAAAGGATCAAAGTATGAGTGTGAAACTCCTTACTTTTAAAACAAATCAAACCATCATCGGCGATGTTGAATATGTCGGTGGTGAATATACTGTAAAGCAACCTGTTCAGGTTATTGTACAGCCAACCAAAGATGGTCCAATGATGGGCTTCTCACCATGTCGGTATTAAATTTTCTTCATCGGACATTCTTACTATAACTACACCAGCACCCGAATTGCATAATCAATACAATCAAGTGTTTGGTTCTGGCATTCAAATCGCATCTTCTATTCCTAAATTTTAATGAGTGATTTTTACACTAATGTAATTTGTGTTGGCAACAACATTCTTTACAGAGGCGTAGAAAACGGTAGGCGTGTAAAACTCCGCGTGGGTTACACGCCTACAATGTTTTTGCCTTCCAAGAAAGAAACAAAATGGAAAACTCTCCATGGTGAATACCTGGATGAAGTTCCCATGGGTTCAATTCGTGATTGTAGAGACTTCATTAAACGATATGAAGATGTTGAAAACTTTAAGATTTATGGTAACACAAGATATGAATATGCCTATATTGCTGATGAATTCAAAGGTGCAATTGATTGGGACCAAGCCAAGATTAACATTGCAGTCATTGATATTGAAGTCGGCTCCGAAAATGGCTTTCCTGACCCATACCAAGCAAATGAGCCAATCACAGCGATTGCCGTAAAGACACTTGATGGTGATATGAAAGTATATGGTTGCGGCAGTTTTAATAACAACCGTGATGATGTTACTTACATAAAGTGCAGGGATGAATATGACCTGTGCAAAAGATTCCTAGACGATTGGAAATACAATACGCCAGATATCATTACTGGTTGGAACACTCGCTTCTTTGATATTCCATATTTGATTAATCGTTTTGTTAAGATTCTTGGTGAAGATGAAATGAAGTATCTTTCACCATGGGGAATTGTGCAAGAACGAAAGACTAATATCAAAGGTCGTGAATTAATCTCGTATGAAATCTATGGTATTTCATCACTAGACTACATTGAATTATACAAATGGTTTGCTCCTGGTGGTAAGTCACAAGATTCATATCGCTTGGACAATATTGCCTACATTGAACTAGGTAAGAAAAAACTTTCTTATGATGAATTTGAAAACTTGCATCAGTTGTATAGATTAAACTATCAAAAGTTTATTGAGTATAACATCGTTGACGTTGAGTTGATTGTTGAATTGGAAGCTAAGTTAAAGTTGATTGAATTATCTTTGACACTTTCATATGATACCAAGTCTAACTATGGTGATGTGTTTACACAAACTAGGATGTGGGATGCTATCATCTATAACTATTTGCTTGAACGAAACATCGTTGTGCCTCCTAATGAGACAAGCGTTAAAGATGGTGCTTTTGAAGGTGCGTATGTAAAAGATCCACAAGTTGGTGTGCATAATTATATTGCATCGTTTGACTTGAATTCTTTGTATCCGCATTTGATGATGCAGTACAATATTTCACCAGAAACAATCGTTGAAGTGAAAGATTATGATGCCAACATGCGTCAGATGATTTCTGATGGTGTTAATGTTGAAAAGATGCTGACCAAAGAAGTTGATACTTCAAAAATGCAAGGTGTGACTATTACTCCGAATGGTCAATTCTTCCGTACCGACAAGCAAGGTTTCTTGCCTAAGATGTTGGAAGAAATGTATGAAGACCGAAAGAAGTTTAAGAAGATGATGATTTCGGCTAAACAGGAATACGAAAAAGAAACAGATGCCAATAAGAAGTATGAATTGAAAAAGAAGATTGCTCGGTATGACAACCTGCAACTGGCCAAGAAAGTTTCATTGAATTCTGCTTATGGTGCGATGGGTTCACAATACTTCCGATTCTATGATTTGCGCCTAGCACTTGGTGTTACTTCCGCTGGTCAACTTTCAATTCGTTGGATTGAAGAAAAGATTAATAAGTATATGAATGACTTGTTAAAAACGAATGGTGTAGATTATGTTATTGCCTCAGACACAGATTCAATTTATCTCCGTCTTGGTGAGTTGGTTGATAAAGTGTATTCAAAGAAAACGGATGTTAACCAACTTATCTCCTTCATGGACCGTGTCTGTGAAGATAAGATTCAACCATATATTGATAAGAGTTATCAAGAACTTGCTACGTATGTCAACGCATATTCCCAAAAAATGCAAATGAAGCGTGAAGGCTTGTCCAACAAAGGTATTTGGACAGCAAAGAAACGCTACATTCTGAATGTGTATAACAACGAAGGTGTTCAGTATGCCGAGCCTCAGATGAAAGTCATGGGTCTTGAAATGGTAAAGTCTTCTACACCATCTTCTATTCGTGACAAGATGAAAGAAGTTATAAAATTGATGGTAACTGGTACCGAAGATGATGTGCAAGAATTCATTGCTGACTTCCGCAAAGAATTCAGAACACTACCGATTGAAGAAATATCTTTTCCTCGTTCGGTCAATGGTTTGAAGACATACACCGACAAAGCGCAAATATATACTAAGGGTACACCGATTCACGTTAAGGGCGCTTTGTTGTATAATTACCTGTTGAATAAACATAATTTAACAAACAAGTACCCTAAGGTTC